CTCCTTCTCTACTTGTCATCTACTTAACCAGTGCAATACCAGTTGTAGCTTGTAAGTGTGCATCTACAACCTTCTTAGATGAAGGTGTCACAAACACATACTGATTGAAAATAACATGGGTAGGACTTTCTTCACCTGTAGCTGCAATACCTTTTGCAAACCCCATACTTCCATCCTGTGGATTCTGAAGAATCATTCTAGGATTCTCCATTTCAACACTTGCATTTCCATCATCAGAAATTGCAAGGAGTTTACCAACGTATTCACCACTAATTGTTACTACTGTAACGATGTCACCTTTTTTCATTGTCATAATATATACCTATTCGTAGAAACTTGTAAGAGTTCCTTGTGAGTTTTTACCACGATTCACCATATTCATCTTGGTAGCTTCTGCTTCTAACTTCTCTCGTAGAGGGTTTGTTAAAAGTCTTTTTGCAGATTCAGGTTCTAACATATGTTGTTCACAGACTTTGAGTATTGCACTCATTACATCTGATTTACCACCTACCATAAGTTTCTCAACTTTATCTGAAAATTCTTTTCTACTTATCATATCAAAGGTGCTCCTTCAACTTCACCATAATCAAAATTCTCAATCCAATCTTGCATGACTCTATAGTATGCATAGTATGTTGGACTATGTCCATTCATATCCATACCTTGTCCATCTTCTGAATAAGGTGTTTCTAAGTAGTCAATAAGTGCTTGACATTCGTCTAAGTGAACTTCAGTAAGTTCGTCTTCACTTTCTATTTCAAGATACTCTAACATATTATTATATGCATTATCGTATGCTTCTTGATGAATCCAATCATCACCCTTGTTAATAATTTTACTCCAGTTCCAATCTTGTTTTAGAGTAAACTTTTCTTCGTTATAAAAATCTGCCATTTTATCCCCCTTTTAGAATATTAAGTTGTTCTGATTGATAGCTAGAAATAACGTCCCATACATTATCGTAGTATAATTCCTGTATTACATCATAATCAATTAGGTCATAGAAGTCTTCTTGTTGTTCGAGAAGTTCTGATTTAGTAATTCCTTCTTCTTCTGCAACTGTTTCTAATGCACTGTTGAATTCTTCACTATACTCTTCTGACCATAGTTCAAAGATTTCTTCGTTATCTAATTCAACACCATCGATGCAAGTATCCTTTCCACCGTTGCCATCATCTACTGGTTCAAAAAAGTAGATACCTGCAAAGTTAGGTGCTTCATCTGTATAGTGAATTGTTGCAGTTGCTTCAGGTGACACTTTCAATAATGCACCATGCAATGCTTCCAAGTAGTCCGTAGGTGGACTCCATGCACTTTCACCATACACTGTAAAGCTAGTATCGTAACTATCCGTGTCATCAATTGTTGCCCACTTGGGCCCACATTCACTTAGATTCTGACCTTCAAACTCAGTTTGATGTAGGTCATCCTTTCCCTCAAATACATTTCCGAGGAATTTTTGTCCTTCGTCATTGACATTTTCAAAGTCAAGACTATAGGTTACATGATTTGCCATAATATTATACTCCGTAAAGATTGTAGTATTGTCGTCTTAGTTGTTGTAGTTCATCGACATACTCTATAGGGTCACAAGAGAACAGTTGACAATTCCCATCGGGTAGTGCAACAATAGCTGTGCATTCATCAATAGGATGACCTGTCAACTCTTCCACCATAATTGCATAAGCAGTCATTTGTAGAAAATAACCCTTTGCATATTCTTCTTTCTTCCACTTACTAGAAGTTTTGAAATCGATAATTTGAAGTGCATTATCAAAGAGACCTATACAGTCTACTCGTCCTGCCATTTTTAATATGTCTGAATAAAGAGGTGCTTCAATAGCTAAAGGTTGAATGTCATCAAGAATAGGTTGTATCCCCTTAAACATAGCTTCTTCTATTAAGTTAGTAAACTCAATAAATTCTACATCTTTTCTAAGGTAGTGTTCAACCTGTTCGTGAAATTTAGTTCCTCTTGTGGTTGCAGCTTTAGTGATTCTATTTGCTTCTTCTTCACCAACTCTTTCTCTCCACAGTTTGATTTGTTCTCTAGAATGTAATCCTGTAACTGTTGTTACACTTGGAAATTTGGTTCCATTCTCATCTACGTAGTAACGTTTACCATTGACATTAGTTGTTTCGAGTTGTAGATGTTCTAATTCTTCAAACCCATAAGGATTCGTTCTCACTTTATTCATTAAACTATTTTACTTTGTTTTAGACTGTTTGTCTATATGTTTTTTAATAATATTTACAGACTTCTCTCGTTTGATATCTTTAGTTCCATGTCTCTCATGAACTGGTGAGCCAGGATGTGCATCACCAATTTTAGATAACACTTCTTTCATACCAGCATCTGTTTTAACTCTGTCACCAGTTCCACCTATTATGTTCATTGCAGTAATTTGTTGTTTTAGGTGGGGATTGTTTTGTTTGAACTCGTCTAACTTAGTGTAAGACATTATATGTTCTACTGTCTCATCTTTCTCGGTATCATAAAAAACGTATATTGGCACTATGCACACTCCATCATAAATTGTGGGACTGGTCTATTTGTCCACTTTGCAAACCCACTCTTGTGGACTTTGTAGTATTTATGATATGCTTTTATAGTGTTTTTGTCTTTGACATCATCGGGCATTGCCTGAGGTGGTTCAAAGAATTTAGTTTTTGGAATATTGTTTGGAACACTTGTTAACACATCTTTGAGTTTGTCAAAGGTCATGTGTATCTTCCCATAACGATAAGTGTATTCGAATGATAGTAGTTGCCACAGTTTTAAAAGGAACTGATAGTTTTCTACACTTTCACGAACCCACTTGGCTGACGGATGATTGATGTGGGATGCTTTATACAAAGTGTTCTCCATCATCAAATCATCCATCTTCCATCTTTTGATTCTTCTACCGTTTGAAGTTTTATCGTAGTATTCTGTTCCATCCAACACACGATGTGCAGTGGATAGTAGTTGTGCATACTCGATAATCATTTTGACTACGTGTTTATCCAAGTGCATTTCTGCACACACTTGGGGGTCTTCATTTAGGTAGAATATATTCATAATAAAATTATATACTTATTCTTTGATACTGTCTAGGGGTTTTTATTAGTTTACCATACCATCCATTAGAAGTGCTTCTTCAATTGAATGTTCACTACTAACATAAGTATGTGGTTGACCAACAACTTGTTGAACTCTAATAACCTTTTTTACATTCTCATTATTATGTTGTGCATAACAACCTATAATCTTAACATTTTTTAAAAACTTTTCAGGTATTTGAAGTTTTCTAAAATTATCATAGGCAAGTCTTGCAGATGATTTCAAGTTTTTCTTTCCACCAAAAATTGCATTACCTCTTTTATTATTCAATGTCTCTTCAGAAATTGCATAGTCACTATTGTTGACTCTCAAAATAATGTAAGTTTTGTTATTAGTATTTGCATTTTCAGCTATTAAATCAAAAAGATATCTATCAATTAAACCAATTTCAACAGTAATGATATCATTTCTTCCATCAATACCTAAGTATTTTCTTGCATCGATTATTTCCGCATCACCTGCAAGTGTTTTGAACATTCCTTCAATTAGTCTTTCACCCAATTTTTCTTGAATCATTTTTAACACTTTACCTTTTGTGGTGTCAGCAATGTTATGTTTATAAGAAGTAATATAGTCATAACACAACTTTTTGTTATAAGTTTTTTTCAATGGGTTGAATCTTTTTGTCCATAAATCACTTTTTATGATTCTCTGATAAAGTTTTGATGCTAACTCAGGATTGGTTAATGGATACTCAGGTGGATGGTCATTAGTTTGACAAGATAACATATCATAAATGGTCATGTCATCATCATTTGTCAAGTCTAACACAATACCATCACAAATGTCAGCCAACCATTTTAGTTCTGTCTTTGCAACATAACGATGGTCACCTGCTGCTAACATTTTTCTAAGTTGTCCTACAACATGAACTACTATGGGTAGGGGTAAGTCATACCTAAACCCACCTTCAAAAGAGTTTTTTAATGCTTTGACTCTTTGTTCGGTTGCAGAGTTGCTCTTTGTTTGGTCACCTGTTTTAAAGGCTGGTGATATATCTGTCATTTTGTAAAATTGTCTTTCAACAATTTTTGATAGAATATCATAGTCTTTTGATATTTGACCAGTATCTTTTGCTTTCTTTTCAATACTTAAAAGAAGTTTTAGAAATCTCTCTGTAGGATATTCCTTTAAGGATTTACTTAAAGAGAGTTGGGGATTAAGTTTTGATAGGTCTTCACCTTTAGGTTGTTTCTTCTTTGTTCTACCTGTAGAGGATGGCCCATAACTACGAGCATACGAAGAAGAGTTTATATTTAAAATTGACATTGCGTCTCTCCTATAATTTCACTCAGAACTTGATATCTAATATATCGTTTAGAGTGTGCCGTCATTTAACTATACAGTTTGATGATTGGCTGTTAACTAAGATAGAATTTTTTCTATCCATTTATATTTATAATAACTTAAAGTTATCTTTTTGTCTAGAT